GGCATCGCGGTCGGACATTACGCCGAAGGCCGATGCGTGTACGACGTGATGCTCGAAGTCGAAGTGCCGGAGGGCGGGGAGATTCGGATTAAGAATCTCGTGCGCTACATCGTGGACCTTGCGAAGCGCGGGTTTACTTTCCGCAAGGTCACGGTGGACGGATTCCAAGGGATCGCGATGGAGCAGGAGATGGGCGACAGGGGCATCGAGTGCGAGCAGTATTCCGTGGACAAAAACCGCGAGGCGTACGACACGTTCCTCGAAGCGCTCGCGAACGGGCAGCTCGACTACTACGACTACGCGCCGTTCTACGAGTGCGTCGAATCGCTGGTGGACTTGGGGAAGAAGATCGACCATACTCTTGACGGGAAGAAGGATTTGACGGACGCGATGGCGGCGGTCGCGCGGCATGTCTTCGAGGAAGTCGGCGGGCTTGATCAGAGCGTGGGGCACATCGAATGAGCAAGACAGCGGAAAACGGAGTGCGCCCGGAATCGTTTCGGTTTCCCCGCAATGTCGTGGCGACGGGGCAGGCGGTGTTCGGGCAGGCGGGCATCGAGAGTCTCCGTACTCTCGCGAAGCGTAGCGGTTACGACCGTTCCGAAGAGCTATGGGATGCGGCGGGCGAGTTCGCGGCTCTTCGCGAGCGCACGCGCAAGCGGGCGAGGCGCAAATGAGCGGCGAGCGCTACATCCGGCTTCGCATGGAGACGATGACCACGATGGAAGACCCCGTGACCGTCGTGAGGATTGAGGTCCGCACGGGAGCGCGGAAGTGGGAGACGGTCGGCGGGCCGGTGCCGCTTAACGACGGCGCGAAAGACACGCTCGCGCGGGCGATCAGGTTCGCGCGCGCAGGGAAGACGAAGTGAGCCGGGGGCACGCGACGTGCGACTTGTGCGGGCAGTACGTTAGCGCGAAGTACGCGGTGAGGAGTGAGCGCGGCGGTCTTCGGCACATTGGGTGCGTGCGGGGGAGAAGGGAGAAGTGGGGTACATGGTCGAAGCGGCAATCGCAGCGGCCTGCGTACTCGGGGCGGCGGGCGCTGTCGCACTCGCCGTCGCAATCTTCAAAGCGGCGGCGCGGGCGAGGCGGAAGAGACGAGTGAGCCGGGAGACGACGAAGCTCTACTACGGCGACCCGGACAGGATTCTCTAGGAGCGTGGGGGATGGACTACCAGATTGCGATTCCGAGCTACCGCAGGGCGGGAACGCTGAGGAACAAGACGCTCGCCTTGCTCGCGCGCGCGGGCGCGGACCCGAAGAGGGTCACCATCTTTGTCGCGACGGGAGCCGAACGCGAGCGCTACGAGGAAGGCGTCCCCCGGGAGATGTACGGGCAGATCGTCGTGGGCGAGCCGACCTTGCGGGCGCAGCGGACTGTGATTCAGAAGCACTATCCAGACGGAGCCCGGGTCTTGCAGATGGACGATGACATGGAAGCGCTGTTCGTGCGGAAAGACGAGAAGCACTACCACGGGGAAGTTTCCAATTTCGACGAGCTGGTGCGGCAAGGATTCGAGGCGTGCGAGAAAGCAGGCTCGAAGATTTGGAGCGTGTACCCTGTCGCCAACCCGTACTTCATGCGTCAGACGGTCACGACGCAGCTCTGTCTGATGGTCGGCTGCTTCTTCGGAGTTTTGAACAGCCCCGGCGAAGAGTTCACGATCACGACGCCGGAGGGGGAAAAGGAAGACTACGAGCGGACGATCAAGTGCTACCAGAAAGCGGGAGTGGTCTGCCGGTTGGATTACGTCTGCACGAAGACGGGTTTCTACACGGAGCCCGGCGGAATGCAGGCGAGCCCGGGGAGACTCGCGCGGCAGGAGGCGGCGGTCGAGCAGCTCGTGAAGAAGTATCCGCAGTTCCTCACGCGCAATTCAGGGAGCAAGTCGAAGTTTCCCGAGATGCGGATTTCAGACGACCGCAAGCCGAAGATCGACGTGCCGGACGAAGAGCTACTTCGACTTGTCGCCGGGGGGTCGGTGCCCGAGGTCCACTAGGACGCAGAGTCCGGCCCATAGAAACGCGGACCCCATCGAGACGACGCAGGCGGTAAGGGTGTAGCCGACGGGCTTGGCGCAAGCGCTTTCAAAGCAGTTCAGGCGCAGCGCGGCGACGAGGGCCGCGGCGATCCACGTCCCGAAGCAGAATCCGCAGGAGAGCAGCGCGCCTAGCCAGTACGAAATCTTGTCTGCACGTTCGCGCAGCGGTTTGAAGAGATGCGTCTCGGTGACGGCGAACGCGACGAAGGAGCAGGCGACGCAGGCGAGGGCAAGTTGAATCATTCGAAGCTCCGAAGAAAAGGGTCGCCCCGCGGGAGTGTCCAGTATCCCCCGCGGGGCGAGGTCACGAACCGCTGCGACAGCGGCAGCATCGCCGCAGGGCGAAACGGTTCTCCGTCCAGAAGGCGTTCATCGTTTGGCTCCTGAAAAGAGTTTCCTTCAAGCGAGGTCGAAGGTTAGCATAGGCCGGAAGCAAAGGTCAAGCGGAGGAGCGCGATGGGAATTCTGACGAAAGCCGTTGCCGTCGTCCGCGGGGTCTTCGGCATGACGAAGATCGACACGGACGGCCAGCTCGAACAGCTCAGGATTTGGGATCAGGGCTATCTCGGGCCGAACGGCGAGCGCATTTCTCCGCCGACTCCCGAACTGCTGATGAAGCAGTACGAAGAGAATATGTGGGTGTTCAACGTCATCAGCTCGAAGGCGCGGGCCATCGCCGGGGCCCCTTGGCTTCTCAAGGAAAGTATTTCTGGGGCAGCCGACAAGATCATCACGGATCATCCGTTTATCGACCTTCTCGAAAATCCGTACCCCGATCAGGACTTGACCTACCAGCAAATGATCGAGCTGATCGGGACGCATCTCGACCTTTCGGGCAGCGCGTATCTCGAAAAGGTCTACGACGGGAGCGGCACGATCATCGCGCTCGCGCCGTTGCTGCCGCACAAGATGTCGAAGATGACGACGCGCGAGGGGAAAGTCCTGTTCCACTACAGCCCGTTCCCCGACCGGGTGATTACGCTCACGAAGGAGCAGATCGTCCACATCCGGTACGTCAGCCCGTTCATCGAAGGGCACGGATTCAGCCCGATGCTGCCCGGCTACATAACGGCGCGGATGGACACGGAAAGCAGCCGGTGGAACGAAGCGTACTTCAGGAAGGGCGCGCAGCCGGATGTTGTCCTCAAGACGCAGAAGGCGGTGCCGCCGAAAGAGCGTCTTCGCATCAAAGAGGAGTGGACGGCGCGGCATGGCGGGACGAAGAATGCCCACTCGACCGCGGTTCTGCCGTACGGCCTCGACGTGCAAGTTCTCGGAACGACGCATCGGGACATGCAGTTCCGCGATCTGCGTAAGGATACGCGCGAGGGCATTCACGCAAACTTCCACGTTCCGCCTGTCCTCTCGGGCTTGCTCGACAATATGAGCTACGCGACGGCGAGCGTGCAGCTCGTGGTCTTCAGGGATTACACGATGCTGCCGCTGCTCCGCAGCATCTTCGCGGTCCTCACGCGCAGCGTCCTCTCGGAGATGGACCCGACGGGCAAGCTGTATTTGGAACCTGACGAGTCGCGGATGCTGACGCAGGAAGAGCGGTCGAAGAAACTCGAACAGACGAACAGGGCGTTCGAGTTGGGGATCATCGGGCGCAAAGAAGCGCGAGCGGAGTACGGCTACTCGGAAGAGGCGGAGCAGGACGCTCTTGACGATCAGCCCGGGGCGGCGGGAACGGAGACGCCGAAGACGGTCGAGGGCGACGCGGTGCCGGAGACGACGGCGCAGGCGGAGCCCGGAGGCAAGCCGGAGACGAAGCAGGGCCCCCCGGCGGAGGTCGGGGCGGCAAAGCGATTTCGCCCGGGGAAACTCCGACTCGCAAAGTGACGGGCTGGACGAAGAGCCGGTCAAGCTGCTCACGCCTCACCGTCTTGAGAAAGCGCGCGACAAGACGGAAGCGGCGATCATCGCGAAGTTGCAGCCGCTCTTTGAGGCGCGGCTGGCGCGGCAGCACAAAAAGATCATCGCGTGGGCGGAAAGCAAACTTGCCAAGGCGGAAAGCGATCCGGCCAAGCCTCGCAAGATCACGCTCGAAGAGTTGCAGCGAGTCATCGCGGAAGACTTGAGCCCGCAGATCATCGCGGCTTTGGAGAAGGGCTTGACGGACGGCGGCAAGCAGATGGAAGACTTGCTTGGGGTAAAGTTCAACGCGAAAGACCCGCGCGTGCTGGACTTCATCAAGGAAAAAGAAATCAAGCTGGCGGGTGACATCGACGAGGCGACGGTCGAGGCTGTTCGCGGCAGCATCGAGACGGGCTACAAAAACGGCGAGACGGAAGCGGCGATCATCAAGCGGGTGGTGGAGAGCGGGCAGTTCAGCGAAGGCAGGGCTCAGAGAATCGCCCGGACGGAAGCGCACTCGTCGATTCTCACGGGCGCGCACGAGGGGATGCGGCAGGGCGGGGTCACGGAACGCGAGTGGCTTGCTGCGTCAGACGAGAAGACGCGCGACACTCACCGCGAAGCGGACGGGCAGAAAGTCGGTATCGACGAGAAGTACGAAGTCGGCGACGCGGAGCTGGCCTACCCCGGCGATCCGAACGGGCCCCCGGAGGAGATCATCAACTGCTTCCACCCGGACACGATCATTCAGGGCCGGGCACTCGTTGCGTCACGATTCCGTTACGCAGGGCCGATGCGGGAGATAGTTACGAGGAGCGGGAAGCGGCTTTCCGTCACTCCGAATCACCCCGTACTCACCCCGCAGGGATTTGTCCCGGCGAAGGCGCTTCTCGAAGGACAGGACGTACTGAGCTACGGCTCCGTGGGCGAACGGCGGGTCGCGCCGGGGATCGAAGCGTACAATCAGCACGGTCCAATCAAGATCGAGAAGGCGTTCGACGCGATCAGGACGGCAGGAGGCTTGTCTCCGCGAAAAGTTCGAGCGGATGATTTCCACGGCGATGCGGCTTTCGGGCAGGGCGATGTCGAGGTTGCGATTCTCGACTGGAAACTGCTGCTCGACGCGAAGACCAAGCGCGCGAAGAGCGAGCGCGAATCCGTCCTCGTCGGCTCCGCGATGAGTAAGGCGGACGAAGCGTGTAGTGGCACGGGCGATCCGGCGGGACATCGGATCGGTGCTGCCCCGGCGTCCGGCCCAAGCGCCGGAGCATTGGCGGCGGACAGCGGCGGGATCGGATTTCATCCGGCTCCACTTGAGGGTTTCCGATTCGGACCTGCCGCGCAGCTCGACATCTGCCGCTGCGAAACGGCGGAGGAGCAGGGGGCGGGATACCCCAGCCTTGCGCGCGAGTTGATTCGGCGTTCCACCGGCGAGATAAAGGCGGATCAGGTCGTCGAGGTTCGCGATTTCTTTTTTACGGGACACGTTTTCGACCTCCAAACGGAGACGGGCTGGATCATAGCAAACGGAATCTTCAGTAGCAACTGCCGCTGCACGGAGCTGATCATCCGGGCCGAAGTTAGCCCTGAAGATTTCGCCGATGCGCTTGAGATGCTGGGGAACAAAGCGGCGCAGGAAGAGGCGCGCGATGCAATCAAGGCGGATTTTGAAGACTACGAGACGAGCCGGATGAAGGCCGATGATGTTGAACCTCTTGAAGTCAAGCGCGGAACGGGGAAGCAGGCGGACTACGATTCGGACGAAGCGACTCTCACCATCGGGCCCAAGGCTACCAACCCGGACATCGCCGACGGCGTGCGCGAGCATATCGTCGCGAGTGTGACGACGAAGACGGACGCGAGAAATTTCTTCAACGAAGTTGGGACCGGGAAACTGCCGGAGCCCGCGGGGACCGGGGGCGAGCGCGCGCAAGCGGTGAGGGCGATTGCAAAAATTGTGGCCGGGGATCGCAAAGGGCTCGAAGCGCTGATCGGCGAGAAACTTTCAGACGCAGAGTGGAAGCAGTACCAAGTCATCGGCAAGCACTATTACGCGAGCGCAGGCTCGACGGGCAAGACCCCGGCTAAGGAGAAACGCTGATGTACAACTACGCGGCAACGGCGATGAGCGTCATCGACGGCGACACGGTGCGGCTCGACATTGACCTTGGGTTTGGGATCACGTCACGGCAAGTCGTCCGGCTCATGGGAATCAACGCGCCGGAGTTGCACGGACAGCCAGACCCGGAGCCCGGGAGAGCGGCGAAGGCGTTTCTCGAAGGCGTGCTTTACGTCGGGGCCAAAGTCCGGGTCAACACGTTCAAGGACAAGCGCGAGAAGTACGGCAGGCTGCTCGCAGCAATCTGGATAGGCGAAGACGTGACTTCTGTGAATCAGAGGATGCTCGACGCCGGACACGCGAAGTCGTACTCTGGCGGCGCGCGCGAGTAGCGCAGCGGAGACGACAAGATGGCGAGCCCGGTGCTGGTCGAAGATGGCGGCGTCGCGAGGGATTGCATCCTCGAAGGGAACGTCGTCAACGACACGGCCTATCTTGTCGAAGCGGTCAGCGGCCTGACCTACAACGTCTTGGTGACTTCCGGCCCGCTGGTCTACGACATCGGCGGGAAGAAGTTCCGCGTGACGACGGCGATTACGGGGGCCGCGACGAACACGGCGCACAATTTCATCTGGATCGACAATTCTCAGACGCTCGGGCGTTCGGCCTTGCCGTGCCACTACCGATGGACAGCGCCCTCTTCCCCGGCGACGGATCAGCATTGGTACGACTTGGGCGAGCGGCAGATGAAGCGGTGGACCGGGAGCGTGTGGGAAAACGTTTTCAGAATCTTCATCGGGTATTTGCGCGCGGACGGCGGGAGCATCAACGCCTACAATGCGAGCGAGCCCATCGGGATGACGCCGTTCGACAGAGTGCGGCTTTTCGGCGAGGCGACTTCCGGGTTTCTCAACATCTCGTCCGGCACTACGACGCTCGACGGGCATTTCAGATATGCCGCCGTGGTGATGACCGGCGGCACGATCAATCACACGGCGAGTTCTCTCGGCGTCACGACGCTCCATGTACAGGGCGTTTTCGTGATGCTCAATAGCTCGACGATCAATCTCAACGGGCTCGGGCGAGTCGGTGCGGCTGGAGGGACTGCTGGAGGATCGAACGGGCTTGCCGCCGGGCTTGGCGGCGGGGGCGGCGGCG